GAGCATACTGTTTAACATGAACCATCTCATGACAAATGGTAGTAATGAAATCTTTAAGAGTTAGGTTGTTTGCAACCTCAATGGTGAACTCACGATTAGTGTCTTCCATCATACACCAACCAACAGCATCGCCAGTCAGTTTCTTGATTTTCACTTCAATCTCTAAAGTGCGAAATCTAGGAAGTAGAGCAGAAATCATCTCATGAACAACCTTTTCTGCGATTGCTCTCTGGAACTTGTTTCCACCAGTGACTTCAATGTAGTTCATAAAAACACCTCTTTTCTCAAACTATATGTATATTATATGTTATCAGAACAACCTTGTCAAGCACTTTTTGCTAAAAAAAAGCCCTGTAAAATCAACGACTTACAGGGCTTTAAAGGGTATGGTGAGAACAACTTGAGAGAGAGTTGAGAGAGAGGTGTCGCCCTCACCATTCTTTTATAGTATCCGAAAGGACACTAAATGTCAACACATTTTTAGTGCTTCTTCTGTGGTTTCTTTAACTCTGCGAGTCCAACCACGCCCAAAGGTTTCAAATGTGGAAAGTTGCTCATAGTATCCTTGTCGAGCATCTTGATACGCCTTGATGGTTTCTTCCAAACCATTCTCTTCGACATATGCATTTACCTGTCGTAAAGTGTTAGGGCCAATAGCACCATCAGCACCGGCACCAACAAGAGTTTGTAGATACTTAGCGGCTCGCCCAGTGCCAGCATTAACACCGAAATCGAACACACACAGATCCAAACCACTAGGTAGTTCATCGCCTTTTACCCTTCCCCAATAATTCTTTTCATAGATAGGTGCGACATCTTCAACCGTTAGGTCTTTCATGTCCTTAGTTCCACCCCATTCTTCATAGACTCTTTTAGTGACTCCAAGATTGGTTTCACCGCCGGGGTCTTTTGGATGGTTCACATACCCACCTTCATGGTGAAGTATCATTTCCAAGCAATGTTGATAATTTTCTTTCATATTAACTCCTTGTAAAATTATCAGTCCAACCAAATGCTTCTTTGACTACATTTTCAGATAATCCTTTATACACTTGGTGCAGTTTCTTATCCTTAGCGTCAACAAGAAGTTGCGCCTCAGATGAATGTAATCCTTCCAAAATTTGGATGAAAAGATTTTCTCGTTTGAACTGAGGCAATTGGTCATCACCCCCTTTAATAAAACGATATAGTTTTTTTGCTTCTCTACGCAAAACCGTATGTTCAGTTCCTTCTTCAGCATTATTCGCTGTGTAAGGAACTTCACCTTCTGGAATCAACCAAACGATATTTGGATCGAATGATGATTTCAAAACCATACGAAGCGGTTCGCAATCGTATTCTTTAAGAAGTTCAACCTTCTTATCCTTAGTTTTTGCGTTATGAACTTTCTTTAGAACCTCAGAAAGTAGAGGTGTATATGTGTCTTTTGCCATATTAAAAGTCTCCAATGTCATTCATGAGATTTTTCAATCTCTTTTGTATGAAATAATTTAGTAGTTTTGATCTTTCACCTTTCGGTGGTTTCTCATATTCAACAAGAATCCTATCCTTCAAGTCACTTGGAATACACTCCAAATCAATCAAAGTTTTGTTGCGTTGATAATTTCTCATCATTTCCTCTGAGCAAAAATCTTCTGGTTCAAGGCCTACCCAAGTTTCCAGTTTCTTTTTTGCAAGAGGGCGTTGACGCAACTCATCTACAAATGTATTGTCAGACGATAAGAAGTTAGGAATACCATCACTCCTGTCGCCTTTCAATATATGTTCCTTAATATATATGCGAGGGTCTTGCCCATTAACAAACTTCTTGAGCACTGGTGAATATTGTTTTACAAAGTTGTGTTTCTGCAACTGTATAAAATCCTTGTCACCAGACAAGATAAGAACATTTTCAAATGCAGATGGTGTTTTAGAAACATAATCAATTACAGCAGCAATACAATCGTCTGCCTCTGCACCCTCTACTTCTAGAACTTTATATGGGAAGTTGTCTCTGATTTCATCACGAATATTATTCAGTGTTTCAAAGATAGTTGTCCAATCAAGTCCAGACGCTTCTCTATCTTTCTTACGATTAGATTTATAGTTGGGGAAGAAATCTCTTCTCCAATACTTCTTGCTATCGTAACAAAGAACTAACTCACCATACTCTTCACTGAACCTAGAGCGATACATACGCAACGAGTTCAATACCATATGGCGAACCAGATTTTCATCGACATCATTCTGTCGTTTTGAACCGATGGACATCATCAAATTGCTGATGGTCACTTGGTTCATGTCAACAAGTATCATGGTATTTTCACCTTATATTTTCATAGTTTTATATATTAACCCATGACAATAATAATGTCAATAGATTTTTGGAGCGGGCAAGGAGAATCGAACTCCTAGCATCAGATTGGAAATCTGAGGTATTACCATTATACGATGCCCGCATGGTGCCGCTGAAAGGAATCGAACCTCCAACCTACTGATTACAAATCAGTTGCTCTACCGTTGAGCCACAGCGGCGTTATTCTTTATCATCTCCAATAAATTCTTCCAATGCTTCCATATCAAACCTAGTATAGAGTCCTTGTGTTTCATCGTGTGCAGACTCTACAAACAAATCTACTAATCCTTGCATTGGATGTTTAATTCCCATATCCCTATAAACTGTAGACTTGACCAATTCAATCAAAAACCCAATATCTCTAATAAAGTTAGGGTCACTAGTATCAACCTCATTCTCACCCATGTTGTGAATTAAGTTGACAACCAATCCTTCTGTAAGATGGTCTGCAAACTTCAAATCAGTGTGTAACTGTAAAGCAGTATCATCAATATGAACTGGATTTTTTGGATCGAGTTTCAATGGAAACTGAATGACTTTACCTTTTTCGTCTGGCATAGTAACCATCTTCCTCTTCCATCTCTCTAGTCCATTCGGTCTGTAAATCGGGATACCAAGTCCCGATATTCCGTTTTGGTGTTCCATCTTCATGGTATGCCATGACTAGACAGATATTCTTAACTCTGTTCTGTTGGTATTCGCCCCAAAACATATCCAACCAAATTCCTGTTCTAAGGTATGTTTCCATATTACGAACATAACCTTCATGTTGAAGTTGTTTTGCCAACGCACCTTTAACATTCTTTCGTGCGGCAGCCCGTTCTGCGGCCGCAAGTCCTTTTTGTGTCTTAATCCACTCTTTGACTTTTTTATGTGACCAAGCATGATCGTCACCCTTTGCCAAAACATCTGGGTGAATAGATTTATATTCTGGGGGATTTTCTTTTAGTCGTTTTTCACGAGCCTTAGCAAGGCGCTCTGCAGCGGCCTTCTTCTGCTCTTCTGACATAGGTTTTCGGGTTTTTCTCTTTTTAGTAAGAGTGGCGTCTGTTTCGACTTTACGCCTTGCCATAGTATCACCTCAAAAAAATTAGTAACCAAGTTCATCCATTCTCTTCTGCATCTTTCGTTTATATCGTCTAGTTGCAGCAGCCTTTGCCTTTCGGCGTTTTGTTCCTCTACTTTCGTAGAAACTTCTTTCTCTAAGTTCTTGAAAAAGACCATCTTTAATCAACTTCTTTTTCAAGACCCTCAATGCACCATTCACATCATCGTTACGAACTGTAACTGTCAAACCTTGCGGTTTTTCTTCTTTATTAAATTTTTTTCTCTTAAAATTATTATTATATTGTCTATACATTATATCCTCATATTAGTAGTTGGCCTGCCCTGAGGGAGTCGAACCCCCGACCCACGGCTTAGAAGGCCGTTGCTCTATCCAGCTGAGCTAAGGGCAGATTTCTTAACCCAACTAGTTACTACTTCGTAAACCTTAGAGCATATCTTTTTCCATCCTCATAGAATATGATCACACTGTGAGAATAAACTTCATATGTCTCTGTAGTATATGTAGTATTGTTAGAACATCTCTGTTCTTGTCGATACCCAACAATCTGTTGATTACGATTTTTTGCGTTGTTATTACCAATGATAGCACCTGTCATAGCACCAATGCCTGTTGCGGCCTGTTTACCACCACCTTTACCAATCTGGTTGCCAATAACTCCACCAATAATACCACCAATAATCATATCACCAGTAGTATCTACATTACCCTGTCCATAAATTGGAACATCAACCGTAGAGCATACTTTTTCAGTATGTGGTATCTGTTTCGTTATGGTTTTATATTCGTCCATCACTTTAACATTCTCTGCAGCAAATACTGGTGCAGAAATCATTGATGCGATAGCAGACGCAATTACAAGTTTTTTCATTTTTACTCCTTAACTTCCATTACAAATTCACCTGTTCCAAAAAGTTCATAACCACCCTTACACTTGGTGATTTTTACATAGGTTTCTAAAACAGCACACATTTCTTTAGCGGCGGCAATTGCCTCCTCTAGAGTTTCATAATAAACATACATCCAATTTTCTCACTCTTCTTCATAATTAAAACCCCAAATTACATTCCATATTACCAAATCCTAAACTACTTGTCAAGCGGAATAAGCTCTTTTTCGCCATTTTTTTCGTCAACCTTAACTTTGATATAATTGTTTCTTTCCAACATATCTAGGGTTGCTTCAATGGCACCTTCAACCTTAAACTTCTGTCCTTGATACCTTCCAAAGTAATAGAAGGCAGCAAGACAGATTGTTGCAATAATTGAATGTTCTATAGCAGTCATTTGATTACCTCTCTAGGATTACATAATCGCCAAAGTATTTATCAAACACTGAGACAAGGTTTTCGTAATCTCCAGATTTCATCTCTTCAATGATATTGGCGCCATTGAGTCCTAACTGTTTTGCAAACCTACTTGCATTTGCCATTAGGGCAAAAGCATTACCCTCTGGGCCAGTTAGGTCAATGACAATCTCATTAGACAGCGATTTTGAGCGAATCATTTGCGAACTCCTTTTCCATATCATATTCAAATTTACGAACTATGTCCTTCTTCTCAATGAGAAGTTTCTCTACTGCCCACAGAGCAGCATATTTCTCATCAGAAGCACCCTCGTTCATTGCAATTACAAGATTCTCTAGAACCTCAATATCACGAATCACATCATTCATCTTAAGCGGCCTCCAACCATTCTTTATAAGTTACAATATTTTCCAACTTCTTCACAAGTTCCCTACCATAATCTGTAAACAGAATATTGTAGTCATAAACCCAACCTTCCACATCTTGTATGTGGTAGAACTCTTGTCCAGCAGTCAACCAACGCAAAGCGGTTTCTTCATCACCAGCACCCAAGGCGATAGTTTTCTGAACAAGTTCTTTGAACTCTTCTACTTGTTCAGCATAGAACTTCTGTTCCCTCTCATACTCTTCATTAGCGACTTTGCAGAGATGTTCATACTCATCTTTGAGTTCTTCATCAGTCATGTTGTCGAAATCATAATGACGACCTTTCACACCATATGCATCCTTGTGTGTTTCATACACTGCCTGTTCCAACATATAGCGATCATACTGGGCAGGAGTGGTAATACCATACTCTTTCCAGTGTTCAATATCGGTAGTAATCATACCAGCCCAACTGCCTGGATTTGCATCAATCCACTCTTGGGTTTTGGCATTGATTGCCTCGATATGTTTTACTAAGTCATTCATAATTTCACCTCATTTCTCACTATACTTACATTATATGTTATCAGAACAACAATGTCAAGCACTTTTTGGCATTTATTCCACACGATCATGGATAGGAACAGCACCATAAAAGTGAACACCCAACATCTCTTCGATTTTATTACTAAACCGTGAATCAGATGTTGCGGCATAGTTGCCACCCATCATAGTCTGTTTACCCTCTGCTTCCTCTGGAATCACTTTCACAGAAGAACCGAAACCGAAAGTCTGTTTTACCAGTTTTGCGGCAGGGTAATCATCAGATGGATCGAAAGGCCCATCCACATTTGTCAAACAAAGTCCTTTGATGTTGCG